TCGCCGTCTACGACAACCGAACCCCCACGGTCCTCTTCGATAAGTTTAAAGAAGTCGTAGAGAGCTATTGATAATCTATAAGATAGAGCTTTTTGATGGTAGGATGTATATTGGGCAAACCACCACCTCTCTATCTAAAAGAATTCAATCATATAAGGGGGATGTTAGCAAATTTTTAAATGGTAAATATAGGTCCCGCTCAAAAATTATTCCAGCATTTGCTAAATATGGTTTTGACAAATTTAGAATCTATCAAATAGACATCGCTTTATCTCAAGAAGAATTGGATGCCAAAGAAAAATTTTGGATAGCAATTTACAGTTCCACTGTCCAAGGAATTGGGTTTAATATTCAAAGTGGTGGCTTCGGTGTTGGTAAGCACTCCGATGAAACCAAAAAGCTTATGTCAGAAAAGAAAATAGGAAAACCTCCGCCTAATAAAGGGAAGCCCGCCTATTATCCTGGAGAAAAGGCGCCCAACGCCCTACTT